GGTAACAGAAATACCCGTTCCAAACCCTAGCGTATTGAGGGTATACCCTGTGCCATTGCCAATCAGCAACTGGCCGTTGGTGGGGATGGTGGACAACCCTGTGCCGCCATTGATGACCGGCGTGATGCCTAAACCTTCACCTGTAATTGTGTACAAGTTGTAAAACCAGCGATACCACTCACGCGAAACCGCGCCCGTGCGCTCGTCCGTAAGCGGAACACGCGGAGGCGTGATCTGCGTGGTGTTGCTAGGCATTGGTCGGGCTGATTATCAATTCAGCACCCATGATGGCTATCTTGACCGGATCAGTTCCCGACACTTCGTAAACCCTATCGCGCAACTTGAGCGTCATGCCCAGCCGCCGCCAAAAGACGCGGTGTCCATATGCGCCAATGCGGCCCATTGGTGACCAATGCTCATTGCTAAAAGTGTGACCGCCGTCATCCGACCAACGTAGCATGGCTTGGGGATCGTAGCCTGGTGCAGCAGGGTACGCTATGGTCACTAGGTTGTACCCGCTAATATCGGTATCCGATAGTTCGTATTGGCCCAAAGGCTCAAAACCATCGCCCGCCTCGGTAGTTAGGGTCACGCCTGATTGCGTAGCTAAATACGTTTGTACATACTCAGCTACAAGGTCTAACCCTGACTCAGTGTCAATATTTTCACTGTCGTAAGCAGGGTACAAATTCAACCCCACACCCGACTCAACATTCAATTGCAAGCTGTGATGGGCGGTACGCTTGAGGTTGTTTTGACCGGACGGCAGCGCCCGCCATGAGCGCAACCACTTTTGGATGTCTCCATTGTCGGCATACACATCAAGATCCAACGTGTAGATGTTGCCGTTGGCAAAATCGCCAACAACGGTGTTGCCGCCAAAGTTGCACTGGCAATTGCTGCGGTGGCGGGTGAATTCGCCGTTGTTCCATCCGGCACGCTCATGCCAGGCTTGGGTTGCAACGTCGTACACCCAAGTGGCGTTGCCAGTGGGAAATGTCAGCACATAAAAAGCGTGACCTTCTTGCTGGTAGGTGTACGCAATAGCGTCCGAGATGTTGCCGTATTGGGCAATGGCATATTCAATAGCATGGGTGGAGATGCGCTGGCCGGTATAGCCGTTGGCGCGGTAGACAATACCTTGGCCGCGTGCATCTGTGCCCAACCAAAACAGGCCGTTGTCCATCTTGGCAATGGTGTACGCAGACACGCAACCAATTTCGTTAAACGCGCCTTGGATGCGGGTCAGCGGAAAGTCAGTAGCACCTGAGTCGTACCAAACTTCCACCGAATCAGTGCCAAACACCCACAGTTCGCGGTGGTCGGCAATGAGGCCCACCACGCCATCAGGTGAGCCTTCAGCAGAGGCAAAATCCAATGGGTCAACTGAAGACCCATCCAGCAACTGAGAAACCCAGATGATCTGGCTGTCTGGCTGGTTGAAGACAAAGTAGCCGTCAAGGTAAGCCACCGTTACAGCGCCAGCAAAGTCTGGGTCTGTGATCTGCGCGAACACGTTGGTGGTTTCGTTGTAAATGTAGCTGGGGCCATTGCAAGCAAAAAAGATCTGCGTGCCGTTGTCCGCAATGGACACCGGCCCCGTGCCGGACACCGTACCTAGCAATGTCGGTGTGGCCGTCAGGCCGGTCAGCTTGTAGACTTCTTGGCCCGATACGACATAGAAATCGCTGCCATTGGTCTGGTGCGCCCACAAGGCGCGGATTGGGCCTGTGCCCACCGTTTGCAGAAAGTTGAGGCCAGGGGCGCGGTTGAGAAAAGCAGCGGTCTGGCCGCCGTCTGGCGTAACTTCCGGAAACAGGTTGACCATCCGGTTGTCCGCAGCATTGATACTGCGGGCGACATAAGACGCGCCGAGTATTGGTGTTTGCATATTAGACGTAACTTGGATACCACTTGGTGGTCGTAACGTCATAGGTCATTGTCAACGCCCTACTAACCACCGCTGTACCAGCCACGGCAATATTGCCCGCCGTTGTCCAAGTAAATGCGCCCGTTGGAATCAATGTGATCGTACCGCCGCCGGTAGAAATTGGCGCTGCTGCGGTGATAGTCACGACAGCCGTTGTTCCAGAAACAAAAGCAATTGGGGTTGTTGGCGCAATGGTTGTCGCGCTTGCAATTGTTGGTGCAGCAGCGCTCACGGCGCTGAAGCCACTCAATGAAAGGCTTGTGCCTGTGGCCGCGCCGATGACTGGCGTTACTAGCGTTGGCGTTGTTGCAAATACCGCAGAGCCTGTGCCGGTTTCATCGGTCAAAGCAGTTCGCAAATTGGCGCTACTTGGTGTTGCCAAGAAGGTGGCTATACCTGTTCCCAACCCACTTACGCCAGTTGCAACTGGCAAGCCCGTGCAGTTGGTCAAAATGCCGCTGGCTGGCGTACCAAGCGCAGGCGCTACCATTGTTGAATTGGTAAACAGCAATGCGTTGGTGACTTGTTTTGTCGTGCCCCCTTGGACAATCGGCAAAACGTCGGTTGTAGCCGCAGCGGTAGCAACGGGGAGGGCTGTGATTGCAATAGTAGCCATGTTAGTAGTTTCCTGCGTAAATGTTGAACCGTTGACGAGTGGCGACAATAGCGTAAGGCATCGACATCACATCATCTGGGTTGTTGATGCGCTTCAGATTGCGTTTGCTGGTCATGGCAATGCGGGTCACCTGTGGGCTAGGCTCAACACCAAACTCAGGTGCAATCTCCATCGCCAAGTTGTAGGTGAACGCCCGCAGATAGCCTGGTGGGAACGCCAGCACAGTTGCCAGCGTAGCGGGCTGGGTCAATTCTTCAACGCTGATAAAGTGCCACTCCAAGTCCCGCGTGGGCTTTGGATAGATGTACATATCGATATTAGGATATGTCATGTTGGTGAATATCACTTGCGGGTAAGTGGATGTCACCGTTTTCACAGCAATACCGTCGTACTGCTGCTGGTTAATCATTTTTATGCCAAAGCTGACATTGGTGCCTGGGTCACGGTAGTAGGTTGCGTCGTCCAACAGAATGGGCCGATTGCCCACAAAATTGCCTGTTGGGCCAAGGGTGCGGTTGATAAAACCGGCAGGCCAAGTAAACATTTGATCTTGAGTGCTGAACACCGACAGGCGTTCAGTGTTCCATGAATCAATCATCTGATTCATCGCCATCAGTGAGTCTTGCGACACTGACGCGGAGGTAGTCTCGCCTTCGGCAAGGACACCAAGCAACCGCAGTGCCCGGTTAATTTGGTCACCCGCAGTGTAGGTTGCCATAGTTAGACTCCTTGTGGTTCAACTTTTCGACGTCGCTTTACTTCCAAGACGTTCACAGGAGCCGCCAACTCAAAATCGGGCGTATCCTCAGTATATCGCACCCAGCCGTTTTGCTCGTCGGCGTCTGCTTCAAGATCCATAGTAGCGACTTTTCTGCCGTGGATGGGATGCTTTAGGTAGATGACCATAGGTGAAAAAGGGGGCTTGTGGCCCCCTCCTTTTAAGACGCGCCGTGGATGATGGAGAAATTGATAATCACTGCTTCAGAATATGAAGTAGCAGCCGTCAAGTTCCGCAACGTAATCAAGGCAGAGCCAGCAGCCAAATACGAAACGTAAGTGGTGTAAGCCCCAGCAGCGCTACCAGTCGTATTGCTGGAAACACACACAATGATTGTGTCATTGATGGATATTGAGCTATTGGTCAAAATGAAAGAAACTGCGGTGGCTCCTGCCAACGCTGCGTTGTTCATTGTGATGCGGCCAGCACTGGTATTCAGCGTCACGCCTGTGGATTTGCTGGTCAACTGTGTTACCGCACCTTGGGCTGCTGCGCTGTAGCCAATTTCTTGGCTTGCGTAACAGGTAGTAAATTCGGGGTCGCTATACGCAACACCTACTGCTTGGGTATTTGATGCCATGATTGTTTCCTTAAAAACAGGGGCCGAAGCCCCCGTTAGGTTTAGGCCACGCGGTACAAAGCCCAAGCGCCATCGCCAGATTTAACTGCGCGGTACGTTTGGGCAGTGCCAGCGGTGGTGACGGTCATCAAGCCTTGTGAGCCTGACGAGCCAATCGTCCAGCCGGTGTTG